CTGGGCATGCCGTGGCGTTCGCGGGTATTGATCCATTCGAGGGCGTGCGTTGTCTCACGCGGGCCGTGGAACCAACTCATAACGACGGCATCGGCCTCGTCCGGTGAAAAGCCGAGCTTGGCCTTGACGCCACCATTGACCTTGCCCTTGTCGTCGTACTTCACCTTCGGCTCGACCTTTATTCCTGCTGGCGTGACCTCGAACGAGGGAGCAGTCAGGCCTGCCAGAAGACGCTGGTCTGGAGGGATCGCAACCTTTGACCCGCCTGGCTGGCTTGGATCGAGCGCCTCGCGGAACTGCCAATACGCAGCACTTCGGGTGTTTGTGAACTTCAGACCGCCTTCACACGATTTGCGGGTCGTGCCCTCTGCGCCCTTGTAACCGATAGCCTCGATCTCGTTGGCGTGCAAATGCTCGTACAGTGGACCGCCATAGCCACCGCCCATGTCGACCACGACCACAGCACCATCACGGCGCTCAGCCAGGACCATGCCGGCGCAGTACGCCCCAGAGCGCTCCTGCGGGATCGTCTTACCCGGCACCTTGACCAGCTTGGCGAACCAGCCGTCATAGCGCGGAGCCATCACCATCGGATCCTCGCCGCCACCGGAACAGTCCACGCCGATCGCGCACATCGGCACGTCATCCGGGCGCTGCTCGGTCCAACGGCGCTGCGCGGCACGGACCCATTCGGTCGGTATGCACTGATTGGCTGCATCCTTCAGGCCCGCGGTGAACTTGCCGTACAGGAGTTGTGAGCGGAGAGGCTCGGGCAGCGACTGGAGTTGAGCCCGGTATTCCGGCGTATTGCGGAATGGGTTGTCGACCAAACTGGCCGGCACAAACGTGTAAGACTTGGCCGTGTATTCCTCGCCATCGACTGTGTAGACGCCCGGTCCATCGGTCCATACCATCTGGCCTTCACCGTCGCGGGTGACGTACACAGCCCAGCGCAGTTCACCCGGTGTTGCGGGATCAGGGAATTTATCGTCCAACCAGGGCGCGAACCACTTGATCAGCCACAGGCCGTCAGTCGTGCGCGGCGGGTTCGACCCGATGACGACCCGGGTACGCTTGCCCGGCGCCGCACGCAGCCATGCGATGATCGATGCCACCTGCACTTCAAGGAACTCGCCGCCCTCGTCAAATGCCATGTAGTCGCGTTCACGGCCGGCGTGATCCTGCCAACTGTCTGGGAGATTCATGCCGCCCAGCTTGAGCGTCTTCCCATTCGGCCATGTCCATTCGAGGTCCGAGCCGTTAAACCTGGCCGCATCACCGATGATCTTCTTGCCTTCTTTCTCAAGGCCGTCTGTCTGGGTGCGCTCGCGACGGAAGATGATCCCGCTGTCGGCCTCGTTAACTGCCCAGCCAAGCTCAAGGTGTGACTTACCGCCGCCTGCCTGACCGCCATACAGCAGCACGTCGGCTTGCGACAGATAGGCATCAGTCTGCGGGCCCGGGTTCGGCAACCAGCGCATGGTGGCAGTCAGAGAGACAGCCTGCGCAACCGTTGCCTGCCGCGCATCAGCGGGCAGGGCATCGAGTTTGGCAAGGATCTCGTCTAACGCGCCCATGCAGGTTTAGCCTTCGGTCTGCAGTTGAATCGGCTCGGGCGTCCGAATGCCGGCGCGCGACTCGTTCCCGGTCGGGAGTTGCGCCGGATTGATGAACGACTGGTAGGTAACCCAGGTCTTCATCATGTAATCGATGTCGTCCAGGGCGCCGGAGAGGAAGATCGATTCGTCCGCCGATGCACGCGCGCGCTGGTCCGCCGCCTGCTTGCGGGCCATCAGCTCATTCCGGCGTGCGGTCAGCTTGATCATCATCGGATGCGTTTCTGTGATGCCGTAGAAGTACGACGGCTGCAGCAGATCCGACTCAGGCGGGATGATGATGTTGATACCGCGCTGAACGGCCAGCGTGATGAAGTACTGGCAGCCAGGCCGCTGTGATGCATATTCCTCGTTAGCCGCCATGTCCACGCCGTACAGGGCGATGTCGGTCACGCCCGGCGTCTCCAGTGCCAGTGCCAGCATCCACGAGAGGCTCGACGTCATGAAGAATGGGCCGTACTTGTCGATCATTTCCTGATATGGATAGACCTTCGCGGTAGGCAGTTCAGGTGGTGCCGGATCGGCGACGTAGACCGGGCCCTTGAAGCGCGTCAGGAACTCGCAGTACTCGGGCGTGAACCATGCCTGGCCAGTGCCAGCGTGCCCGGGGACTTGTGGCTCCCAGCGGTGCATCTCAAACCAGACGTCAGCGTGCGGTCCGACGACACCGTATGCCCCAGGCGAACAGCCCCAAATCTGCCAGTCCGGATCGTTGATCGGGGCCAGTCGGATCGAGCTTGGCGCGGAGCCTACGAGTGCAATTTTGGTCATGAATTTCCCTCCTCCAGGGTAGTTCGATTAAGTGGACGTGGTCAGCGAAAAACCGCTTGCCTGCGACGACGTGCCGCTGGTCAGGTCCATGGACAGCCATTGAGCAGTAGTCAATCCGATCAGTTCGAAGCCGCCACCCAGGCTGGAGATCTTCACGGTGGTGAAGCTGCTGCCGATGGTCGAGACGATGGTTTCGCTGTTGGCAGTCTTGATGTAGACGGGGCCGTTGGATACGCCGCCCATGATCGTCTTGCGTACGCCGGGGATCGGCGGGTCAAGGGTGTATACAGCACTGGATGCGGCGCTGGTGCCGGGGCAGACGCTGACACCGTCAGCGGCCAGATTGGTGGCCGTGCTTTCTGCGGTGCTGACGCTGGAACGCATGCATTCCGGGCCTACAAGATATTCGCGTACGCCGCGCGTTCCGCCCGTCTGGGCTGTGGTCATTGCCTGTAGGCCGATTCGGCGGCCGTACAGGCTGGTCATGATATTGCTGTTGTATGGCATGGTGCTCTCCTTTATCGTTGCTCGCCGAAGCTGCTACGGAGTGTTCCGGTGTGCCGCACCGGTACGGCCCTCTTCCTGTTTGGCTTACCGTCGCCAGCACTCCGCGAACACGTAACCGCTCGAGAGCGCGGCGACAGAGAATCCAGTTGATCCGCCTGGAACCTGAAACATGAGGGTGCCGTTGACTGGATGATTAGCAGCGATAGACGTGCTGCTAGTGGAGAGTCCGCTGGACGGCGCCGCGGCTGCGGTACTGAAAAGGTTGGCCATGAAGTTCAACGCAGCACCAGCGGTCGTCACGCCGGATAGGCGTACGATCTGGGTATTAGCTGGCCAATCGACGGCCTGCCCCGAACTGCCTGCGATGAGCAGGGTATAGACAGTGTCGGGCGGCAGCGGGACGCCTTCCGTTGGGTGCAGGGTTCCGATTGGTCTCATGTCATGCTCCAGGTTCGTTCATGTAAGGCATCAATGTTTGGTCCCCATCTCGTGCACGCCGGCCGATAGCAGGAATGCGATGCGGCGTGCGGCCTCGATCGAAGAGACGTCTTCGACTTTGATGGCCTCGCCATCGGCGCCGGTGTGTTCAACGCGGTCCTTGAGCATGCTGAAGTGGCGCATGGCAAGCGAGATTGCATCGAGCTTGCTGGCCAGTCGGTATTTTTTCGTGTAGCCGACCAGCGTGCGCTCTTGGCCGCTGCCTTGGAATTCCTCAAGCACGTCAAGGCCGGCCAGCGCGGCGACGGTGTCGTCATCCAGTTCATGGATCGGGATCGGCTTGCCCTCACTGTCGAACAGCTTGCGCGGGTCGAACGTGACGATCCGCTGTAGCTCGAGGAAGACGCGATCCGCATTCATCTTCGTGCGCTCGATCTTTTCCCTGAGTCCCTTCTCAATAGCGTCCGCAATCTCAGGCTTTTTACGCAGTTGGTACGCTCCAACCCTGGCCGCGTTGTCCGTCTTGCAGGTATAGCCTGCGCGTCGATAAGCTTCTCCCCCGTTGCAGTCAACGAGGAATTCAGCTACGAATCGTTCCTCTTTTGGAGTGAGTGCCATTGGCAGAACCTAAAAAAAATGGCCGCGCCTCGCGGTCACGGCCAGGGAACACAGGGATTTAGAAACCTGAGGAGACAGGCGAATTTTCCAACATGGAATAGGAAAAATCTTGCCTCTCGCGATCAGGTGGAGCGGATCACACTGCGGTGTACCTCCAGCAGGGCGGCTCCGCGCGAGTAAGGCGGCTCGCATATGCTGTTTCGCCAGTTAGTAATCGTGCGGCGCGTGACACCGACTTCTTTCGCCTGTTGCCCATGTGTCATCCCGGCCTGCTGCAGGTCGGTAATGATGCGGAACCAGTCGATGCGCACGGTACTCATTGCAGCGCAGCCTGAGTTACAGGGGAGTTCGCACGCACAGAAACGCTGGTATGTCTCCCAAGGACCTGGCCAAGCTGGTGTGGCGGCAGGCCAAGTGCCGGGCGTGCGGTGCACACATCATCAGCCGTGATGATCTGGCCGGCAGCGACGTCACGCTTGAACCAGAGGGAGCGGCGCAGGGCTGGTGATTCGCCCATCACTGGCCCGCTGTGCATTGGCTGAACTGCAGCGGCAGCGCGCCGGCATTCCGTGACCATCTGCTTGAATTCAGTCGGTTCCATACTGAATCCGGCGTCTGGGCCGCCATCGTGACGACTAAGTGTCAGGTGCTTCTCGATGACCTTGGCGCCCAGAGCAGCAGCGGCCACGGCAACGCCGATCCCCGGAGAATGGTCCGATAGCCCAGGGAAGACGTCGTATCTCTTGGCGTTGGCAAGCATCGCCGGCAGATTTGCTGTTTCAGGGTCGGCAGGGTAGGCGCTCGTGCACTTCAGAAGGGTGATGTCCCGCGCCGGGCGCGCAGCCCATACGGCCCGCTCGATATCCTTGTCGTTCGCCATGCCGGTAGCCATGAACACCGGCTTGCCCTTGCTGGCGGCGTATTCGATCAGGCCCAGGTCGACAAGTTCGAAGGATGCTATCTTGTAGATAGGGCAGCGCAGCGTCTCGAGGAAGTCGACCGATGCCTTGTCGAACGGCGAGGCGAACGGTGTCAGGCCAAGATGGCGCGCATACTCGAACAGATCCGGCAACCACTCCCACGGCGTGTAAGCCTCGCGGTACAGATCAACCAGCGTGCGGCCGGTCCACGGTCCATGGTTCAGCGTGTAGGATGGATCGATGCACATGGTGTCCTGCTGCCACACCTGGAACTTGATGCCATCGGCGCCTGTGTTGGCTGCAGCCTGGACGATGCGTTTCGCACGATCGAATGATCCGAGATGGTTACAGCTCATTTCAGCAATGATGAATGGACTTGTCATAGGGCGTAGGTGTTTTGCAGGTGAGTGAAGCCGAAGCCGGCGAACAGGTCGATGCTTTTCTGGTTGGCTGGATTGACGTTGGCGAGGAACCGGCCCGGGTGGAGCGT